TGGTGGTAACCAAAATATTCAAATGTGGATGAGAGATGTTAAGATTATCAGTTCTACGCCACTAGATAGTAATGCTTTATTGGCTCTTTGGAACGCACAGAAAGCCGATTACGGTTATTAAGTATTAACTAAATAGTGGTATACCACTCTCAGTCTATACTGAGTATTGTTTTTCTACATAGAAATAGGTTATAATGGCTAACAAAATTATTCTTAAGAAATCCGCAGTAAGCGGAAAAGTGCCAATCGCTGATGATTTGGTATATGGAGAAGTCGCATTAAACTACGCAGACGGTAGAATGTACTATCGTAAAAATGACGACACCATTGGACAAATTGGTGGTGGTAGTGGTGGTAGCGGAAATCTTTATATTTTAAATCGTTCTGATACATATATTGCTGTACCATTTTACTCAGGCAACCTAAGTGTTGTTGGTCGTAGTGGTAATATTGACGTACCAGCGTAAGGATAAATTATGGCAAATCGTGTACCCTTAATAGTAGACTCAACACCCTTAGCATCGATTAAAGAATTACCAATCGGTGATAATTTACATTTATCTGGCAGTAGCATTTCAGCTGTCAGAAATATTCTTTCTGAGACAGATAATACCTACAATCTAGGTAGTACTGATAAACAATGGAAAGACTTTTGGCTTTCTGGTGCTATTAAGTCAAATAGCACTTCGGTTAATTTATTAAATACAACAGTAACCACTCTTAATATTGGTGGTGCTGCAACTACGGTAAGTATTGGTGCTAGCACTGGCACGACAACTGTTAATAATGACCTGACAGTTACTGGTAATTTAGATGTAAAAGGAACAGTTTCCTTCATCGAATCTACCACTATTCAGGTAACTGATAAGAATTTAGAATTAGGTAAAGTAGATACTCCAACTGATACTACAGCTGATGGTGCTGGTATTAGTGTTCAGGGTGATACTACTAAATCATTTAATTGGCTACAGAGTACTAATGCTTGGACAAGTAGCGAGAAACTTTCTCATCAAGGTTTGGTTCCAACAGATGGAACTCAAATCGACCAAATTAAGTCGATTACAAAGTCGCTGACTCTAACGACTGATTGGCAAGATACTGGAATTAGTTATACGGATTTAACAACTGGAACATATATGGTTCAGTTATTTGCAAATGACGCTGGCGCAGGTGGTTCCAATTCTAATGAGTATTATTCTGGAACTATGAGTTGGTACGCTGGATCAACTGATCATTCGATAGAATTACCAACCGATGAAATTGTTTTACATAGAGCAGGTGCTGGTGGGGAAGCTGGATTATATCTAAGAACATACAGATCTTCAGCTGTAGAAGGCACTAATTTAAAGTTGCAAATTTATTCTAATTCAGATAATTCTTCTGCATCGAACTATGTGTTCAAATTCAGAAGAATGATGTAACATAAATAAAAGAACAAGAGGAGTTTTAGATGGCATTTAAGATAAAAGACGGTCTACGAATTGGTACAGTTGATGTATTCAATAACGGAGGCACATTGTTGGTCAATGCACCAACAGCAACCAAATCTACAAATTTGGCAGGTGGAAATTCAACCACTTTATTGGGTAGTTTACCGTATCAAAGCGATGTAGATACGACTAGCCTATTAAGTCCAAATACATCAACAACAATTAAAGTTCTTACTCAGACTGGCACTGGTTCTAATGGTGCTGCTCCAGTTTGGACAGGTTCAACTGGTACTGGTAATGTTGTTTTCTCAACTAGCCCATCGCTTACTACTCCTACTCTTGGTGTTGCTTCTGCCACAAGCATCAACAAAATTACTCTTACTACTCCAGCGAATGGTTCTACATTAACCATTATCGATGGCAAAACTCTTACTGTTTCTAATACCCTAACCTTTACTGGTACAGATACCTCTTCTGTTGCCTTTGGTTCTGGTGGTACTGTTGCTTATACTGCAAATAAATTATCTGTATTTGCAGCAACTTCCTCTTCTGAATTAGCAGGTGTTATTTCCGATGAAACTGGTTCTGGTGTTCTAGTATTTGCAACTTCACCAACATTCACTACTTCTATCGATAGTGGTGCGACATTCGCTGCTTTCGCAAGTTCCACTGCTTTAACTCTTGGTTATAACGGAACTGCTGCATCGACAACTAATATTATCAATGGTGCAACTGGATCAGGTAATACAGCAACTATTAACATTGGTGTTAATGGCGCTTCTGGTTCTACTACAAATATCAACTTGGGTTCTTCTGCTGGTGGTACTGTTACTATCAATAAAGATTTAACAGTTACTGGTAACCTTGATGTCAAGGGTACTACTACTTTCATTGAATCCACTACTGTTCAAGTTACTGATAAGAATCTTGAAATTGGTAAAGTTGGAACTCCAACTGATACAACTGCCGATGGTGGTGGTATCACTTTACTTGGCGCAACAAATAAAACAATTATTTGGGATCAGGCAAATAGTAATTGGACATCTTCTGAGAACTGGAACTTAGTAACTGGTAAAGTATTCAAGATTAACAATACTTCAGTTCTAAGTTCAACAACTCTCGGTTCTGGTGTTACAGGTTCTTCTCTTACTTCTGTCGGTACTATCGGTACTGGTACTTGGCAAGGTACTGTTGTTGGTTCTACTTATGGTGGTACTGGTGTTAACAATGGTAGCTACACAATCAATCTTGGTGGTTCTGTTTCTACTGCTGGTGCTTTCACTACTAGTGGCGCATATGGCGTAACATTAACAGCGACTGCTACAACTTCAGTAACATTACCAACAACTGGTACTCTTGCTACTTTAGCTGGTTCTGAAACATTAACTAACAAGACTTTCAACAGTGCTGTTAATTATCAAGCATCAGCAACTACGATTGCCAACGATAATGTCGTACAAGCAACTGTTGCTACTACTTCTGCAACATCTGTTGATACATGGGCAAAAGCTACTTACAGATCCGCTAAGTATTTGATACAGATTACTCAAGGTAGTAATTATCAAGTAAGCGAAATTATGGTTATTCAAGATGGCACCAACACTTATATGACTGAATTTGCTGTTATTGAAACTAATGGCGCATTGGGAACATTTACTAGCAGTATCTCTGGATCTAACGCTGTATTGACAGTGACAATGGGATCTGCTACATCGGCAACTATTAATATTCAACGCACTCTGTTGGTTGTTTAATATCTATTAACGGGACTGAGTAACATCAGTCCCACTTTTCGTGGAAAATGAAACGAAATGGCAAACGAATTTAAAGTCAAAAATGGTCTGATATTACAATCAGGCTCTTTCTTCGCAAACGGCTCAGCAGGAACATCTGGCCAATTTCTCCAAACTACAGGCACTGGTATCCAGTGGGCAACCTTTTCGTTGTCTACATCTGGAAACTATCAGGTCAACTCACTCGGTGTTGGCACTGCTGCGTCAGGAACTGCAGGTGAGATTCGCGCAACAACTCAAATCACCTCGTATTACTCTGACGATCGTTTAAAAACACGCACTGGCAATATAGAGAATGCCCTCGACAAAGTCTTGTCGCTCGATGGGTTTCACTATCACGCAAACGAAACTGCCGTGGCACTTGGATACGATAGTTCTAAACAAGAAGTTGGATTATCTGCTCAACAGGTTCAAGCAATTCTCCCTGAGGTTGTTGTCCCTGCTCCAATCGATGCCAATTACTTAACACTTCACTACGAGCGTCTTGTACCACTGTTAGTTGAAGCAATTAAAGAGCAGCAAAAACAAATCGAAGAATTAAAAGCAAAGGTAGGAATCTAATATGGCAATCCCAGCAACTAGAACCGACTTTAAAAATTATTGTTTACGCAACCTTGGCGCACCTGTGCTTGAGATAAATGTGGATGATGATCAATTAGAAGATCGTATTGACGAATCGTTGGATATTTTCCGTCTTTACCACTATGATGGTATCGAGAAATTATATTTGAAACATCAGATTACTGCTTCAACAATGAAGATTACTTCTAATAACGGATTGTCCTTTGCTGGTAATTCTAAAATCGTTGGTCAGACTTCAGGTGTTATGGCAACTGTTTTTGGTTCACAGAATGGAGTTCTTCCATATAACACTGATCAAAATCTACTTTATGTTGCTCGATTAATTCCTGTGGTTACTGGTCGTCCAGTTGGACCGACAGTTATGTTTACTCCTGGAGAAACTATTACTGGACATGATGTCGATGGTAATACAGTAACTGGAACAATTAGTACTGATACTGATTGGTTTACTCCTGGCGATATTGAGAATAGATATATTCCTATCGCTGATTCTGTTTATGGTGTAACTAGAGTTATGCCATTGTTCCAAGGAACATCTTCTTCTAAATCAATTTTCGACTTACAATATCAATTGCGTTTAAACGACCTGTATGATTTGTCAAGCACATCATTGATTTACTACACAACTGTTATGCAACACTTGGCTACTTTAGACTTGTTGCTTAATGGTAAACCTATCTATCGTTTCAATCGTTTAGAAAATAGATTACAGATTGACATCGACTGGCTCAATGGTCAAAAGATTGATGTCGGCAATTATGTTATTATTGAAGCATATCGTGGTTTAGATCCAAACGAATTCTCAAAAGTATGGAATGAGCCATGGCTCAAGCGTTACACAACTGCGCTGTTCAAGCGTCAGTGGGGAACCAATCTTAAAAAGTTTAGTGGATTGCAACTTCCAGGTGGTGTAACATTAGATGGTAATTTATTATATAATGAGGCCAACGCTGAAATTAAAGCACTAGAAGACGAACTACAAAATCGCTCAGCACCTCTCGATTTTATGCTTGGATAAAATATGACACGCAATGTCTACTTTTCCCAAGGAACTGCAAACGAACAATATCTGTTAGAGGATATTATCGTAGAGTCCATGCAGATTTATGGGCAAGATTTCTACTATATTCCAAGAACTCTTGTAGCCAAAGATAATATCCTTGGCGAAGACAGACTGTCTGAGTTTAAAGATGCATATGGAATTGAAATGTATCTTGAAACCAATCAAGGATTTGAAGGTCAAGGTGCGTTCATCGAGAAGTTTGGTTTAATGATGGAACAGTCAGCAACACTCACTGTTTCTCGTAGACGCTGGGATCAATTAGTTGGAAGATTCGGTCAGACTCAATTACCAAATAGACCATGCGAGGGCGATTTACTTTACTTTCCTTTGACTAAAGGTCTATTTGAAATTAAGTTTGTGCAGCATCAAGATCCATTCTATCAGCTTGGTAAACTTTATGTTTATCGACTCAATGTTGAATTGTTTCAGTATGCTTCTGAGCATATTAATACTGGACATAAAGACATTGATGTGTTCGAATCTCTCAAGTCTTATGACACTGACTATGCAGTAAATGCGATTGGCGCAGTTACTCATGTTACTTTAACTAATCCAGGAACTGGATATTCAGTTGTTCCAACAGTAACTCTAACTGGTGGAAGAGGAACAAGTTTATTTCAAGCTGCAGAAATTACTGCTGAAATTGCCAATGGTTCAATTACTAAACTGAATATTATTAATACTGGTTCTGGTTATGACACTGCACCAACGATCGTTATTTCTCAACCACATGATGTTGGCGGAACTCTTGCACATGCTACTTGTACAATTGAACCAAATCCAGATTTACCACAATCTTATGGTGATAATATTAAATTTAAAGCGGAAGCCACTGATCTTGTATTCAATGTTAATAATCCGTTCGGAGATATTCAATAATGCTTAATATCCCACCATTCTATCATGGATTAACTCGTAAAGTTATCGTATCATTCGGTAGTATTTTCAGTAACATTAAAATACAGCGTGAGAAAAACGATGGAACGATTGGTCAAGAACTCGTTGTTCCACTAACATATGCTCCAAAAGAAAAGTGGTTAGTTCGTATTGAACAAGATCCATCCTTGGAAAAACATACATATATTACGCTTCCAAGAATGTCCTTTGAAATTACAAGCATGTCCTACGATTCAACAAGAAAAACAAATCGTATGAACAAGGTAATGGCAAATAACAGCAATACTGCACCGACATCTGTCAATCAAGCGTATAGT